CAGCGGCAGCGGTAGCCAGAGAGATTCCAACCCCACTGTTGCTGTTGGTATCGGTTTGCATTACTCGGGTTTGTGTTGCGCGGCTGCGGTTTCGAGGATTTCAACGAGCGGCAGTCCGACCTTCATGTTTTGGACGTTGCCGGCCTTCATACCAATGACCAGCAGTTCATAGAGCTGGTTGAATTGCTGCGGAGTCAGTTCGATCTTGATCATATCAGGCGGCAGTGTCGGAAACGACTGGCTGCTCCGCAACCAAAACCGGCTCAACCTGCGGCAACATCGGCGGGACGATCATCTCGGGCTGGGGCGGAGGAACAGGAGGCAACCACGGCAGCGGCGGAGCGATGATCGGAGGGTTGATCTGGTCGTTAATCTGCTGCGTCACGTTCGCTTCGATGGAAGTCTTATCGACGCCATTTGCGAAGCACCAGCTCAAGACTTGAGCTTCGGTCAGATCCTCGTAAGGCGTGAAGTTCTCGCTTGGCGGCTGGAACGAGCATGAGCCGTAGCAAGTGCCGCTGTAGTTATCCTGAGTGCCGTTGCATCGCCAGTCGGCGGTGATTACGACATCGGTGTAGGTGCCTTCGACTTTGCGGACGAGAAGGCGTTCGATGATCCAAGAGAGGGTAATCATGGTATTGGTTAGGCGTTCTTCAGAGCGTTGACTTCAGCGGCCAGTTCCTGAATGGCTTTTACCAGCACAGGAATGAGGTCTTGGCGAACTGACTTGTACGGTGCTTCGCCTTCGGGGGCGTTGTCCTTCCACTCGTCCACAAGCTGCGGGAACACCTGCTCAAACTCTTGAGCGATGAAGCCCCTGTCTCCTTTGATGTCCTTACCCTTACCAGCTTTCCAGTCAAACTTGCGCGGCTTCAGGGCGAGAATCGCATCCAGACCAACGTCGAGGTCTTGGACATTCTCCTTCAGTCGAGCATCGGAGATGGCCGAAATGGTCGTGTTGGTTGCGAACACAGTGCCTCCGTAACCGACATAAAAACGATATGCAGCGGCACCGGTCGAATACATATCGAAACCAATGTTTGAATTGGTCGAGTTTACGGAACCGAGTTCGAGTCGGCCACCGCCGTCGCCAGTGCGAAGACCGACAGCAACTCCAACAGAAGCATTCGTCGTCCCCATCAACAACTCACCACCATTCGGATTGAGAACGAGGTTATAGTTGGTTGCGAGGTTTCCTGAATTGCACGGCTGAATCCATGAGTACGAACCAGCCGTACCCATATCCATCACGCCTGCCGTGGAAGCCGCACCGATACGCAGCGAACCGGCAGATTGAGCGGTTCCGCTTGTGGCAGGTCCGCCAGCGGTAGTCACATACGTCGCCAGCCTGATTCCATTCGCAGGAACCGTCCCCACGCCCAGCCCCGTAGAATTCAAAGTCATTCCGAGTCCGGTGCTAACTCCAAAAACGAGCGCACCATTGCTCGCAATACCGAAATCGGTTCTGCTGATTCCAGATATTAAAGCTATGCCAGATCCAATATAACCAGTTTCAGCGGTTCCATCAGTGAATCGCGCAATGACTGACGATCCAGTAGATTTGAACTGAGAGGTGCTGGCAGAGGCTCCGCCATTGATTTCCAGCGGATAGGCTGCGCTCGTGCCATTAATCCCAACACCTGTACTTGCGACTGTCAGCTTATTCGTCCGCACCGTCAGATCGCCGCTGATGGTGGCGGAGGCGAGGGTGGCGGTGCCGCCTGCTCCGAGGATCTGGTTGCTGGTGATTTTCTTGGTGGTGCCCGATGCAGCCATCGTCGTATCACTGATATCGACAATGGGAAGGACATCCACTGCGGGATCGACGGTCGTGATCGCCGTCAGTGCTGTGATTTTTGTATCTGCCATAAACTGTTAGTTAGATTGAATGATGAGTTTGCTCGTGTCCTCTTGGAGCAGGAAATCCCCGTTCTCCAAGTCCAAAGAATCAAAAGTCCCAAACGTGATGACGATCTTGTCACCATCCTCCAGCAGAACGAAGAAGTCGTCCTCCTGAAGCAGATCCCGGCGCAGGATAGGTAGATCGCCAGGGGTAACATTACCCCCGCCGTTCGATACCAGTCGTGTGCCAAGAGCGAGTGTCACGATTGAATCACGCCATTGAACGCGATCACCTGACCGCTGGAAATCTGGAAGCTCGTGATCGGTCCCGGTAGGGTAATACCAGCAGGGATGGTCGCCGTGGACCAAGATCCGCTGATGTTGCCACCGGTGATCGAGCTAAAGGTGGTAGGGGCGATAGTGGTGATGGCCACAAACGGGCCAGTGGTCAGCGTGGTGACGGTCACCAGTTGAAAGCCGCCCTGTCCCATCGAATACTCGATGGCTTGATTTGCTACGTCGCTCATATATCCCAGATCTTCCGAATTTGATTCTTTGTGAAAGTGCTTTCAAAGCGGGAACCCTGACGGTCTTCCATCCGGCTGAATCCCTGCTTCACCTTGTCCTTGAGTTCGGCTTCTCGGGCAAAGCCGGTGACCCCGAAGCGGGCCACCGGTTGCCTGTTCCACCGCTTCCCATCAAGGACAACAGAGTCAGTACCCATCGGAGCGATATGCTCGATGGACTGACCATTGTTCTCGAAGGTATAGATCGGCATGTTAGGACTCCATCTCGCTGTCGTACTCCTCAACCATCTTACGCATACCCTTTTCGTCCATAGGCTCCTTGGAAGCCATGGCCTTCTCGCTCTTGTTTTCGTACTCAGCGGGCATACCGTTCACGCTCCGAATTTCGACATAAGCTTCGCCGTTATCGAGCTTCTTGAGAACACCGCGAACATCGTCGAGAACCACTTCATCACCCACTTCAGGCATGGCCTGTTGGCCATCTTCCATGTCAGTGGAAAGAGCCTCGACCGGAATAGAAATCATGGGCGCATTGTTGTCAGCCTCTTCACATCCGCAAGCGGAATGAGAAGGGGCACCACCGATTGCTCGATGATGCCCCTTTGGGCTGACGGCAATCACCATGATGGTGGCCGTCTTGGGTCGCATATTACAGCGTGGAAGAGGTCTTAGTACGATGGACCAAGTACCAGGTCGGGTTACCAGTAGAACCCGTGTTACCAGCAGCCAGACGGAGCGTAGCGAAGTACAGCTTCACACCAACGGTGATGAGCTGGTTCAACGGATCGCTCTTGTCGGGGGTGTCAGTGATAACGATCTTCGGAGACAACGGATCATCACCGGTCAGAGCAGGGATACCAAACGACTCGTTACCAAAGAAGAACGAGGCGATGATGTCTTTGCTGACAGCGAGACCGCCACCAGCGGAGGTAGCCTGATAAACGAACTCATCGGCAGCGGTGCCGGAACCGGTGCTGACAAACGAGTTGGTCTGGGTGACCACGCGGCAACCGTAAATGGAACCAACCTCGCCCTTGTAGAACGGTTGGCCCTTGTTTCCGTAGTTGGAGGCGTTCAACCAATCGGCATCGCGCATCAGGTCGCGAGCAACGCGAGGATCGGTCGCGAGGACGTAGCCACCGTTGATCATCGGAGCGCGGTTACGCTTCAGACGGGTCATGGAATCGAGGACAGCCGAAGCGGTCATCGTGGTGTTGGCAGCAGTCGTGTCGCTGTTCAACGCAGAGAAGCTCTGGGTCGTCAGCGTAGCAGGGTTACCGTAAACCTTAACACCACCGGAGCTGGCCACAGTGTTCACGGCGTCCGAGTTATCAAACGTACCACCACCCTCGGCGGCGGAACCGATAGACGAGCCGCTGGCGGTGAGGTTGGAACCGATCAGCGTGTTACGGATCACGGAGTCAACCCAGAGGGCCATGTCCAGACCGGAGGTCTTGGTGGCCTGCTGGAGCGAGTTGAACAGGTCCGTGGCGCGGAGGATGTCGGTCAAACCGATCACCTGACCGTACTGGGCGAGCGACTTGCTGAGGCTGTTCAGGGCCAGAGCGCGGTAGTTCGCGGAGCTGATGGCTGTACCCTCGGAGCTGATGGTCTGGACACCCGAGACGCTCGGCGAACCGAAGCGGAACATCGTGATGGCCTTGTTACCATTGTTCCGGGGGATCGGAGCCTTCATGGCGAACTGATCCAGGATGGTCTCCTGCTGAACGATGGAGAGCAGCTCCTTGCTGAAGTAATTCTGGAACTGGCTCGTGAGCGTAGTTGAAGTAGTTACGGGCATATTTTAGTTGTGGTTGTGCTATTAGCCTTCGTCCCGGTCGAACTCTCTCGTCGCTCGCATGAGCGCCTCCCTTTGCTCCTTCAGGGATAGCTTGGAGAAATCCTTCTCTTCAGCCTTGAGTTGTCCTGCCGGTACGCTTTTACCAATAGCGGTCTTCTGCTGGAGCTTACTGAGTTGTTCTTTCAGAGACTTGTTCTCGGCTTCCATCGACTGAGACCGTTCGGCTGCATTCTGGAGCTTCACAATTTCGACAGCGTGGACAAGTCCATCAGGAGTCGCAGTAAGCAGCGGGAAATTATTCAGAAGCTGAACAGTACGCTTGTACTCAGAGCTGTTCTGATCTTTCAGCCAAGCCTCCTTCTCGGACAACTTGCCGTAGTTTTCAGCCCATGACTTCTGGAACTGCTCCTGTTGAACCTTCTGCTGTCTTTCACCAGCCGCTTTGCGGACATTATCAGCCTTGGCTCGCGCTGCCTTGGCCAACTGAGAATCGCCATCAGCCTCAAACTCCTTGGCCGCAGCCTCGTAGTCATCAGCCGTATAGCCCTTCTCGTCCCGATGAGAATTGGTTTCGGTGGCCTTGGATTGCTCCCGGCTCCTGCTCCATTCCTCACGCTCACGTTTCACCGCTTCGCGCTCAGCCTTGAGGGCCTCCTTCTCAGCGTTGATTTGTTCCCAGGACTTCGCCTTTCGGTTCTGTTCCTGAGCGAATTTGCTCTTCTCCTTATCAACCTTCGGCTCGGTCTTGCTGGTCGCCTTGGTTTCAGTCTCTGACTTCGTGCTTACTTCCTTCTCGCCACCATCGAACTCTTTGCTGGCGGTCACCTCATTAGAGGATTCCTGCTCAACCGGAGCTGACTCGTTTGATGTTGGAGTCTGCTCCCTTGGCTGGCTGTCGATATCGACACCGGCATCGTGATCTCTGGCCAACGCGAGTAGGCCATCTGCACTCATTGATTCGTCTGACATATTGTGCTTTTACTCGTTTGCTGGTCCGCACAGACCGGCAACCGCAACTTTGATCCTATGTGTTCGTGGCAGAATCCGGATCATCATCCTGCCCCGTAATTGATTCCTGATCGGCCATCACTTCGATGACCTTCACAAGACTGGCCTGACCCATTGCAAAGCCTGACGAATATTGCAAATGGTTTCTATCAGTTATCGCAGAAGCATTCTGCATAAGCACAGTGTTTAACAGTGCGTCCCTGAATCGTTTGCCAGTATCGCTATTGAAGAAATTATTGAGCGTGATCGCGTCCTCTTTGCGCCAAGGAAGCGGATCTACCCATCGTTGATGCCGCGCAAATGTCCACGCGGTACGGACTCGTGCGAAGAAGCTGATCATTTACTTGCTGGCTTTCTTTCGACCGGCAGCTTGGCGGCGCATGAACTCTGCGGCCCCCAGCTTCTTGCGACCGATATAGGCAGCAAGTGCGCGAGGATCATCGGCCCCTTCCTTACGGAGTTCGTTGGCCAGTTTACTGAACTTGGATTTCTTCTTCATGTTTGTAATTGGTTACCACGCCTTGCAGGACCAAGTTCTTGGCTTGGTTGGATCTTTTGCCGTATCGCAATTATGCCTCGCTCGGAAGCT